CAGCTTTGGTCATAGAGAGCATTCAATCCACATTGTTGTGTTAAATAAGCTTGAGCGTAACCTGCACAGCTAGGACTAAACAGAGGGTCTGTTAGACACATATCACCAGTAGTTTGTGTAACATTTGACACATTTTCTACTCTGCTAAACCCTGGACCGCTGTAGTTCAAGGTGTACTGGTTCAGTGAACTATCGCCAGTCATTCCCATTGTTACAGGTCTACTAGGGTCTATATTGATTTGTTGATAATGCACACCAATATAGCCACTAGGTCTAATCTCAACACCAAAAGTGTTTAAGTTCTGCGGTCTACCGTACTCACTGATGTTCTCCCACATATATCTCTGATACTGGGGTGTTCCTTCAGTTAAGAACCTGCCTTGACCGTAGTTAATCAAGTCCGTCTGCAATGGCATAATAGCAAAGCTAAACGGATGATTAGGCTGTGTTATGTCATATCCTGAGCAACAGAAATGATTTGTTGGATTGAGGAAACCAACAACACCGTTGCTGAACATATAAGATTCAGTAAACACACGACCGTAATAAGGAAAAGGAAACTGGAGTGGTACTCTAGCATATCCGTCATCCGAGATATTGTGTTGTACTACAACTTGTGCAGTAGCAAGATTGCACCATAATGCAAGTACAACTAGCCATCTCATTTTATCTTAGGTCGTTTAGGAATCATCTCTTCGTTGTTTAGCCAGAAGTTCTTGGCTTCAACACCGACTTTACCTTCTACTGGACAGAATGTACCAGCATCCCACATTGCCCACCAAATAGCAGAATCCTGACACATCACTGACACAGCAGCAGTTTTCATCTGCATATTGAACAATGACTCAGCCTTGATAATCATCTCACAGTTACTATCACGAACTGTAGTTCCCATAGAGATACCAAAGATTTGAGTCTGCACCGCTGCAGCCACACCGCTACTACACATCTTGTTATTGATGGTTGTAATAGACGGTGAGATAGCTGACGGAGGAGGAGACTTTACTGTTGTCTCTGATTTAGATGTAGAGTCAGTAATGATTGGCTGTGCCTGTACTGGGACATAGCTTACACAGATAAGCACTAAGCCTATCCAAAGGTATAGTATAGCTCTCATTGTTGTCCTGCACCAAATAAACCTTGTTGAGAAGCAATGTTACCTAATAACTGAGGATTATCTCTCAAAGCTTTCTGTACAGCTAGTCTTGTAGCTCCTGGGTCTTTCATTAGCTGTTGTGCAGCTTTGTAAGACATTCCAGACGCAGCTAAGATAGGCACAGCGAATTGTGGTGCAAACAAGCCTAACGCACCTAATCCAGTCAACTTACCAGCAATCATCAAGTTTCTAAACTTAGTTGCTTCATCAGTTGTGTCGCCGACAATGTCCAAAGCACGATTTGCTTGTCTTTGTAATGGAGCAGTTCCTCTAGCGGCTTCAGCTGGTGTGCCTTGTTTAGCAGCAACTTGAGCTAACTGTGCTGGGCTAAAGTTACCTTGAGCACCTTGAATTTCAGCAACATTCTTGTTAACCGCTTCAAGGAATCTAGCTCTCTTCATGTAAGCTTCATTAGCCTTAGCAATACTACCATCTGCATCATTTCTTAAAATAAAGCCTTTGATTGCTTTGTAAGCATCATCATAGCCTTGCTTTAGTGTTTCTGCTGTAGTATCAGTAGCTTTGATTTTATCAATTTTCTTACGGAAGAACTCTTCCATTTTCTTTAAATCATTACCATCAAGAGTACCTTGCTTTACACGACTATCAATGTTTGCTTTAAGGAAATTATTAAACTCTTTTGCTTGCTTATTGTTTAAAGAGTTTCTGATAGTTGTTTTTGTAGCATCCAAAGCATCTGTAAATTCTTTGTCTACTTTAACAGTACCAATCTTTGCAAGTGCATCGTCATAGTATTTGCTAATCTTGTTCTGAATATAGCCAAAAGCTTGTTGACCGTTTTGAATGTTAGCAGGAAGCTTGTCATCAATACTAGACAACACTTCGTTACCGATAGATGTTGTAAAGCCTTTGTTGATTGCTTCTTTGTTAACACGCATTGTAGGTATATCTAGCTTTTCAATTTGTCTAAATAAACCACCCCAAGCACCTTCATAGGCTTGTCCTGGAGTAACAGGAACACCTGCTTCGATTAACTCACGAGTACCTGCTTTTAATGTCGGTGTCAATGCTCCTGAAATACCAGCACCAAGACGACCAAATAATGCACCTAATCCAGCTTGTTCAACCTTACCAGCCACGACATCTTCCATTGAAAGATTCTCACCTGTAACTGGATTTAATATAGAACCAACAACACCACCTAAAGCACCTCGGCTAACTACTCCGCCACTTCCCATAGGTATTAATTTATTAACAGGGCTTACAACAGCACCTGCTAGTTCAGCAAAGTCAAAACCTTCTGCACCTGCATTAGCTCTTTGTGTCTCATAAGACTTCTGTGCTTCTTCAGCAAACTGACGACCAGTCTCACCGCCTAAAACTTGTGCAACAGCAGCTGCTGGATTAATCACAGCTCCTTTAGCTAGACCAGCTCCAACCTGAACAGCACGATTGACACCCTGTCCAACTGCTCTCATAGCAGGACCTTGCTCTGTCTTTTGTGCTTCAGACAAATAAGCCATTGGATTTGTAACATCTCCGCCAGCTGCTTGAGCAGTTTCCATCTCTTCTGGCTTAGACTGCATCCAAGAAGGTGTTCCTTTGAATCTATCAAGTAGACCAGGCTTTTCAGTAATCCCTAGCTTCTCTTGAATTTTTGCTTTAGCTGCTGCTGGGTCTGTTTCTGATAACTCATAAAACTGACCTTTGTATTCATATACTGGCATAAAACACCTTAATCTAGTTTAATAGGGTTTTCTCTTGAAGAACCTGGCTTAGCTTTGCTTGCTGCTTTAGTTTCAGAGCTTCTTTCACGAACAGCAGGTCCTGGGTCTTCTCCACCAACTGCTTTTCTCCATCTGTCGTAGTAGTACTTAATATCTTTAAGATTCTCACGCAACTTATCTGGAGACTGTCCACGGTCAAGAGAAGCCACAGTAGCTTGTAATGCTTCAAGTTCTTTAACAGCTACTTGTCCCAACGCTCCGCCAGTCTTAGACGCATCTCTCATTTGTTGCAATCTATCGAAGCCTAAGTTAGCTTTAATAGTTGTAAGAGCTGTTTCTAAATCACGACCTTCAGTTCCAGGGATATTTAAAGCACCTGCAGCACCTGCGGTGTTATAACCAACCAAAGGAATTGCTTGGTCAATTGTGTTAATAATTCTGTCTGCATTATCTGTAATAGCTTGAACTTTTCCAGCTTGTGTTTTTTGAGCTTCGTAAGTTTTTAAGTCAGCTAATGCTTGTTTCTGTGCCAAAGCTGCTTTTCTGTCTAGTGAAGATTGAATAGCTCTTGCTTGTTGGTCTGGAGTTCCAAACTTACGGAATACCCTTAACATATCTTCATCAGAAGCATTCTCTGGAAGTTTTGCAAGTTCTTCACGCAAAGCTTTTTCTTGAACAATCTTCTGTTCTGACATCTGTGCTTCAGAACTTAATTTAGTTCTTTTATCTGCTTCATTGGCTGCTTGTAAAGCTAAATCTCCATAGCCTCTAGCACTTAGAGCCTGTGCAAATTCACGAAGACCAGCAGGTGTAGACACATCAAACTGTGTACGCATTTGCTGTACATCACGAATCTTAACTAACTGAGGGTCTTCAATACCTAGTAAACCGCCTAAAACATTACCAGCAACTTGACCACCACGATAAGCTTGAGTACCGATAAACTGTTCAGGTGTCAAGCTACCCATTCTAACAGCTTCAGCTAACTGTTGCTGTTGTCTTTGTTGTTGATACATTTCAGGTGTAACATTGAATAAACCACCTACAATATCTCTTTCAGCCATGATAATCCTTAATAGTCAAATTCTGTATACGAACCAGGTGTATTGCTATACATTGTACCTCTATCGCTATACGGTGTCGGTGATATTAAATTGTTAAACCAGTTGCTTGCTTGTCTTGCATAAGGTGACTGACTTATATTTTGAGCACTTAATGTAGGGTTATTTAAAAGACCAGCCATTCCCTGTGCTTGTGCATAAGCTCCTAACGGTGCAGCAGCTTGTAAAGTTTTTGCAGCTCCTAAACCACCTTGTAATAGTGCATTAGCTTGTACTTGTCCTGCCTGAGCTGAACGACCACCAAGTTCAGCACCAAGAGACAATGGTGTTTGACCAAGTGCTTCGATAGAGCTTGCAACACCTAGTCCAGTTTGTAATGGGCTATAAGCAGAAGACAACAAACCTTGACCGAATGAAATGTCTTGCTGTGCCGCTTGTCTAGCACCTGCAGCTAACTGAGCATCTTGTTGAGCTAGAGCGTTGTAATAAGCAGCAAGTTCTGGTGATGTTTGTTGTAAACCACCAGCCATTGTACCGCCTGTTGCCAAGCCTGTACGACCTGTTTGGAATTGTTTATTCTGTAAAGAAGCTAGTTGCTGTTCACGACCAGGAGCTAACAGTCCTTGTTGTTGTGTCATGTATCGCTGTGCAGCAGCTTCAGGGGTTTGTGATAAATAACCACGACCTAAAGACAACAATCTTCCTGTGTCTCCTTGACCAGTAGTTGTTTGTTGCATCACATAATCTTGTAATGCCTTTAGCTCTGGTGATAAGACATAACCAGCAGCATTCACATTACCTGCAGCATCAGTACCGAAAGCAGCTGTACCAAACCTGTTTGTCATTCCAACAGGACGGAATCTAGCAGCATCTGCGGCTATCTGTGCAGCTTGAAGTTGTGCCGCTGCCGAAGTACCAGCTGCTTCTGTTGTAGCTTCTGCCGATTTTGACGCTGGACCAAATCCGAATATATCGGCTGTTGCGTTAATTATGTCACCCATTATTTACCCCACATATAAATGTCTGCTTTTTCACCTGAGTTTAAGATGGTTTCTTGTTTCTTTTGCCATCCAGTTAATTTTCCAAACTTTGCTAATTTTTTATTGTCTTGCTTTACCAACGCTACAATAGGTATACCAGTTAAATAGTGCAACAAATTCAAATCTTCAACATATTTAACTTTGACTTGAGAACTCCACTTTTTTACATCTGTATGAAACCAAAGTAAGTTGTAAGAGAATTCCAAGTACATAACATAATCGTCTCTAACGACGACTGGTGTTTTAGAAGCTTCCACCGTCAATTGAACCACCTGACAACGCACCTGTTAAAGTAATACCGCCTGAAGCAGTTAGTGTTCCAGACACAGTTAAATTCACTGCTGTAGCTGTTCCTGTCAATGCAGGACTAGCTAAGTCAGCCTTAGTAGCGATTGCTGTTGCAATAGCATTGTATTCTGTGTCATGTTCAGAGCCACGGACAATCTTCTGTGCATTACCTGTTGGTAAGCTATCCTTAGCTGTAAAGTTTGTGGTTTTTGTGTAATTTGCCATCTTAAGCGACCCTTCCAGGTTTTACATATACATCAAGTTTTTGAACGGATAATGAAGTACCATTGATTAGACTTTCTAAGCCAAGTTGTAAAGCACGACCAGTACCAGAAGCAGGAACATCTAGTTTAGTAATTACAACACCGCCTGAATACTTAGCAATGCCATATTCACCGATACCGTATTCTGAAATAGAACCTGCATCTAGTGTGTTAACTGCAGACTCATAACTACCTTCATAGTCAAAGTCCCACTTTACTGATACTGTTTGACTTGCTCCACCGATGAGGTAGAAGTCAGCCTTCTTTAAAATCTTTAGTTGTGTTGGTGTCTGATAATCAAAGTAGTTGGTATAATAAGACATCTCATAATCTGTACCATTGTCTTGATAACCTGTGTACTTACCGACATAACCAGCTAAACCAAAGTAAACTTCTTTGTTACGAGTTAAAAACAAAGCTGTTGGAACTAATTCAGACCAAGTTGTTACACGAGCAGCTCCGTCCTGTAGTACTTGTCTAGAGTCAAAACAATAAACAATATTGCTAGTCGGGAACGACAATAAGTAAAAAGCATCAATCGGTGAATATACTGATTTTATATTTACAGCTGTTTCTAATTGTACAACAGCTAATAAGTCATCACGAACATTCTTAGACAAATCACGCAACGGTGCAGACTTTTCTTGAATAGTTCTAGCTAAAGAACGAACACCGCTTTCTGATAAAAATACAATATCTGAACCTGTGGTTTGTACAGAATCTCTAGCAATACATCCGATACCATTAACAACATCTTCAAGAGCAAGTGCTGTTGGGTCTTGTGCATTTTTGTAAATCACAACATGGCGAGTACAAAAGATAATCAAGAAACCGTTGTGAGCAGCAATCGCTGTGATAGGGTCTCCGTCACCTACAACCTCAGAGATATTCAATCTACCTGCTGTGCCTGTTCTATAGTTCAGTGCATCAACTAAGTCACTGAAATAAACAGTTTGTTGGTCTCCAGCAATGTCTGCAACCCATGTACGACCATAAGCAGCTAAAGCACAGTTAGGTGTGAATGTCGATGTTGTATAGCCGTTAGGAACATTACCTAAATCACCTAGTCGCTGAAAGCCAAAAGCACTGGTTAAGTAGTTCAATACCAAGACAGGGTGTCCTGCTTGAACCACAGTACCGTAAGTCTTAGTCTCACCTGATTGTTGAATGTTAGCTATTTGCCAATGGTCAGCTGATATTGTGTAAGACACATTTCCGTCATCAGCAGCATTACGCACAGTCTTGGCTACTAAAGCACCAGACTCTTCAATAAACAACTTATTGTTACCAGCAGCAAATAACACCACATTGTTATCAGGACCACGAAGTTCGTGTACTGTCTTAACATTGGCAGTGCCTAAATCAGTATTGGTAGCATGGACATTGTCCCAGCCCTTACGAGAACCAATACGACCGAACTTGTCGATAATACAGTTATTGGCAACTAAAGCGTATCCAGACTCCAATGTAACGCTAGAGTCTTGGGTGTTTAAACCCATGAAGCCAGGAGCTGCTACAGTTGCTGCTTGGAGTTGTTTACTCACACGCTCACCCAATTAGTGTCTTCAATATAACGATTAGATTCTAAAGCAATGTAATCAGCCATTAAACCTTTAGCAAGTTGATAAGCCTCTGAAGAAGCTAAACCACCGTCTTCGCCTCGTTCAATCAAAGCTCTTGCATACGCATTCATAATCACGACATCAGCAGGAACTTTAATCACTGTGCTGTCGCTAGTTAGTTTGTCTTGTGGCAAGAACACATTGAATCGTAATGTGTAAGCACCGTTAGGAATCGGGAAGACATCAACTAATGTGTCTCCGTTAGAGTCTTGACCGTTAAAGTTGTAATACTGTGGAGAACCTTTTTGTGCAGTTGTCAACAAGAACTGCTGGTCCATCCAATCACGAGTAGCTTGTCTTAAAAACCAGTTACTTGTGTCATTCAAGACATTACCAACTCTAAAGCGTACACCAGAGCCTGTTAGCACATAACTGAACAAATCAGCTGTGGTTGTGGCTGTTAAGGTTTCTGACAACGCATTCCAATTGTAAGCAGCTTCTACCTGTGTCTTAGCATCGTTAACGAAAGTACCGATTAGCTTAGAGTAAGTAGTAGCGTTGACTGTAGAGACTTCAGATTCTCTAAGTCTTAGTAAAACTTCATTAACTGCTTGTAAATAAGTAGTTGTCATATATTCCCTTAGTTTAGCACACTTTTATGTTTGTGTCAACAATTATTTTACCATTTTACCTTGTCAGCCCAATATGCCGCACTCATCTTACCTTTGGCAATATTCTTAGCATGACGGTCTTTAAAAGACTTATTTCGTGCCGTTCCTTCAGGACTACCTTTTACACCTTGTTGACCAAAGCGAATTGTCTTTACTTGGTCGCCAGATTTAGCCACAACAACATGAGACTTAGTTGGGTGGCTCGGTGTTGATTTAGGCTTGTTATAGCCTGAAACACCTGCTTTAGTTAGTCTTGAGTCTTTTTTCATTTCTTTTTCTTAGCTGTTTTAGCAGCATCTTTAAAGTCTTGAGCTGTTGGAGCACCTTTAGAGCCCACCTTACGCATCTTTTCACCTGAACCAGCCTTGATACGAGCTTTCTTGGCTGCGATATTGGCATACAATCCTGGTTTCATTAGCGACCTCTACCAGTCTTTTTCATGTTAGTAGCTGTTCTACCGCCACGCATAGGCAATGATTTACCAGCCTTTGACAAAGCAATCGCTACTGCTTGTTTCTGTGGCTTACCTTCTTTAACCATCATACGGATGTTAGAAGATACTGTTTTGTCTGATTTACCTGATTTCAATGGCATATTAAACCCTTTCAAGCACAAAAGTGCAGATTGCATAAAATGTTGAAGAAGCTTCTGGTGTCATAGTGATTGTGTCGCCTTCTTCTAAAACAACATAAGCACCACCGTCCATCTTAAAGTAGTCTTTAGAAGCTAAACTAAACGCATCAAAAACATTGATAGTTGTAGTTGTACTAGCGTCATACCAAGACACTGTAATAGACTTAGTATTACCGCCACCGTTGTGTAGGTACATTAGATTCCATCTAACTTGATAGCCGTCAGGAACTGTGTATATTAAGTTAGAAGAACCTGCTGTTAAGTTTTTACCTACCGATAGGTGTTTCATAGTTTTAACGCAATTCCAAGAAGTACCACAATAATAAAGCCACAAGCACCCATGATAATTTGTTCTAATCGCTTAAGACGAGCATTGATTGTCTCGTAGCGGATTGCACAGATTTCTTCGTGTGTGCTGAGCCTAGCTTCAGTCTCGTTGATTGTCGCCATCACTTATCACTCCGCTGCAGGGAATGATAGGTCTAAACCAGCTAACTGCTCTACAGTTGTAACAGCAGAGATACTAGCTTCTAATTCATCAGCCTTAGCAACTACAGAAGCTCTGTATGCTACTACTTCAGCAGGAATCGCTACATCTCTTTCAACTTTGCGAGTTACCATCCAATCAGTCTGAGCTAGGATTGAGCCAGCAGTCTGTTTAACTTGAGCAATGAAATTAGACTTCAAGCCTTTAGTAACTAATCTCTTAGTAGTGTCTACCATTGATTCAGTAGCTGGGTCATATACTTGGACATACAAAGGATTACCAGCTTGGTCTACTTCTTCTACATCATTCAAGTTCTTAGGGTTAGCAAGGCTGCCATCCCAGTAGAATCTGTCATCAGCTCTAACAGCATCAGCTACTTCTGTGATACCGATTGCTGACTTCTCAGCTTCAGTAGCTAGTCTTAGCCAGTTTGCTGGGTATTGAATACCATCATTGGTGAAAGCAGTATCTACTGCTAAAGGGTTTCCGTTTAAT